CGATAGCATCGAGGCTGTCGGCTTCGAGTTACGAGCGCAAATCATCTGGAACAAAAGTCACTTTGCAATTGGTCGAGGCGACTACCACGGTAAGCATGAACCTTGTTGGTATGCCGTGCGCAAAGGCGGCAAAGGTCACTGGAACGGAGACCGCAAGCAAACGACGGTGTGGGAAATCGACAAGCCGCAGAAGTCGGAGACAGGACATTCGACACAGAAGCCGGTTGAGTGCATGCAGCGGCCGATTGAAACCAACAGCAAGCCCGGCGACGCGGTCTATGAGCCGTTCAGCGGCAGCGGCACAACCATCATCGCAGCGGAAATGACGGGCCGAATATGTCACGCGCTTGAGCTGTCGCCGGAGTATTGTGACGTCGCCGTGAAACGATGGCAGGACTTCACAAAGAAGAAAGCCCGGCTCGTAAGAACCGGGCTCACGTTTGATGAGGTGTCGGCCGAGCGTCTAGGCGATTGAAACAATGTCGTTTGCTGACAGCGTTGATGGATAGAGACGGCCGCTTCGATGCCATCGCTCGCGCCGGCCATCCGAGTAAGAGCCGGTGCAGTTGAAGTCGTGACGGTTTGATGCGGCATCGATAAGCACCGTTTCGCCGGATCGGGTGAGGTATCGGCCGGGATGCGTGATTATCGTTTCGGCAAAAACCAGCGGCGCAAAGTATTCGGATCCGCCCATCAACCGCCCCTCACCTTACGAGGAAGCGGAAGCCCAGTCGGCGTGAGCGTCACGGGAGAGCCGCGCTCCCACGATGTCACAGACCTTGCGTGGTGCGTCGGCTCAACGACGAGATAGGTGGTCGAAAGGTCATTTGGCGCGCGGTATCCCTCCGCGATTGCGCCGGAGAGATACCACTCTCCTGCGCGAGGCCAGCGCAATCCGACTGCGCGGAAGTAGCACCAGCCGATGCCGTGAAAGTTGAGCGGCTTGTTATAGTCAATGCTCATAGGTCGCAATCTCCGGTTATAAGCGGTCCAGAATGGTTTTGTTCGCGACGATGATTGTCGGGCCCTCAGGGAGAATGACGTCAAGGTGGCGGTTCTCCTCGGCATAGAACGCGACACACTCGCCGAGTACGACGCCGCGAAAGAAGGGCGAGACGGTAACCCAGCCTTGTCGGTGTAGATACCAGCGGGCGAAGTCGATAAGCCAAGCGCGGATCATTTGATGGGGTGCTCCTGTTAAAAGTGGACGTTTAGTTCTCGCGCGATCCGGTGCGCGGATCGAATAGGAAGCCGCTCTCGATTGCGGCTGTAGCTCTCTCAGTTGTGAGGCCGCGCGTCTTGCGCCGAAGCTCCAAGCTCTCGATTGCTTCTTCGACCTCACGGATTACATCGCCCTCTGTTGTGAGGAGCGCATCTGCGATGGACCGGCATGCGTGGCGATAGACATGGTCAAGCCCGTGACCAGGCCCATAGCGGTGCGCCCACGTTGAATGAGCGCCGACGCTTTTGCAGATCCGCCGAAAGAGAACAAAATAAGCGGCGTAGCCCCAAATCTGCCGGCGGCTCATGTGAAGTATCCGACGAGGCAGGCGACGCCGAAGAAGCCGACAAAGCCGAGCAGATAGGCGATGGCGAGGTCTGTTGTCATTTGCTGGCAAGCTCCTCATCCATTGACTGGCCGATGCTTGCCAGAACATTCGAGGCGGCAAGAAGCGCATTCGCGTGATTGGGATACATTTCGCGAAAGCGAGAGGCGTCATGCTCAAGAGAGTTTGCGATACGATAGACCTTAGCGGCGGTGCGCCGGAGACTGATTGCTGTTCGGTTCATTTCCGTTCTGCCCTTCTGTTTGCTTCAATTGCCTGCATGGCGAGGATGATGTAGCGCGGAGCGTCATCCGGGTTTGCCTCCCAGCGTCTCCAAGCATCGCGAGAGCATCCGAGTGCCTCGGCCGCTCCGCGCTGGGAGAGGCCGAGGCGGTTGCGCCATGCCGTGAGAGGGGAGGTCATTTACGGTCCCGCTGATCGCGAGCGCGACTGATCGTGATGTGATATTTCGTCCCGTCCGCGTCACGGACGGTGAGGACCGGCGTTCCGCTCCCGTTGAATGAAAGCGCGCAGCTAATATCCCGCGAGTGCAGAGCGTTCTTGAGCTTATCGGCGAAGCTGTTCGTCGTATCTGTGTGATAGCGCATGGCCTGTCGCTCCCTAGCTCAACGAAGGCGGGAGATATTGACGAGGGGGCAATATCCAGTCGCCCCGGCCATTGCGTCGCGGGTCAATGTCGCGGTGCAGAGCAAGTCACCGTGGACGAAGAATGGGACACCTCTTGCAACAATCGCGTGCGAGCAGGCGATGGCATCACGCGCAATGCGGCGCTTGCTTTCTTCGCGTCGATGCGAAGTTGCCGGCCAGTGCGGGAAATGGTGACTGATGAAGCTCTCGGCGTAGTCGTGTCCCGCTGGGATGCCTCCGCGCGCGATGCGGATTGCGTGCTCGTAGTTTTGCTGGGCGTGCGCTTCAATTGCCGAGCGATCGGCCCGGCTGAGATTGAGCGGAATGAAGGTGAAGGTTTCGTGCTTTGCCATAACGAGTGCTCCTGCTTTAAGGTCTGCCGGACTGGGGGTGCCTCCCCGCTTCCGGTACTGGCCTTAATATAGGCCAACGCACAAAATGTCAAGTAACCCCTCTTTTGGGGTAAAGGAGCCGTTAATGTCCGACACCGAAGCGCCGGAAGCAAAGCCGGCTCCGGCATCGAGCCGAGGCCAGTTGATTTCTACAACCGTGGCCGCGCAATTACTCATGCTTGATCCAGAGCGCATCCGCCAGCTTTCAAAAGAAGGCTGGATCGAGAAAGGCCCGAAGGATAACGGTGGCGGCTTTCAATTCCATTTGCTCGATGTTGTGCAGGGGTACATTCGATTTCTGCGCGACGAGAACCGTAAGACCAGCCGCACGGCGAGCGAGACGCGGATGCGGGATGCGAAGGTTCGAGAGGTTGAGTTGCGTACGGCGCAGCGTGAGGGCGTGCTGATCGACTACGCGGAGCACATGGCCGACATCGAGGAGCTTTGCGGAATGATGCGGTCGGAGTTTTCGGGACTGGCTTCTCGTGTTACGAGGGACCTCCAATTCCGGAATACGATTGAGACTGCCATCAATGACATCTTCGCAAAGATCGCTGATGCTGCCGCCAAAAAGGCGCGCGACGTGGACGCGGATCGCGAGCCTTCTTCGTCCATCCAAAATTCTAACGCCTGACGAGTGGGGCGCGACTAATCGTGAGTATCCGAAGACTGCGGCGGTGCCGGGCAAGCGCGACCCGTATCTGACGCCGTATATTGTAGAGCCGGAGCGCGCCATTGCCTCCGGCGCATCGAAGCGGATTGTTATGGTCTTTGCCGCGCAGACCGGCAAGACAGAGGCGATGCTTGATGTAGCCGGTCATCGGCTAGATCAGAAGCCGGGGCCTATCCTGTACGTTGGCCCGAACAAGCAGTTTCTTTCGGAGCAGTTCGAGCCGCGCGTTATGGCCCTGCTTGATGAAGCCCCGACGCTCGCCAGCAAGGTTGCGCGCGGCAAGCGGATGACGAAGACAAGGAAGGTGATTGCAGGCGTCCCGTTCCGCCTCGCGCACGCCGGATCATCCACGGCCCTTAAATCCGATCCGGCGGTGCTCGCGCTCATTGATGAGTACGACGAGATGAAGGGGAACGTAAACCAGCAGGGCGGACCTCTTGGCCTCGTCGAGCGTCGCGGCGACACTTATGCGGAGTTTGTCTGCGTGGTCACATCAACACCGAAAAAGGGACGGGTTGAGTTCGTCAAGGACGAGAGGTCCGGGCTGTCCTTTTGGGACATCGCGCCGACTGACGATATTGAGAGCCCAATCTGGCAGCTATTCCAGCAGGGGACCCGCCATCATTGGTGCTGGCCGTGTCCGCACTGTCGGCAATATTTCGTCCCTCGCAGTGCGCTCTTGCGATATCCCGAGAACGTCACGCCTATGCGGGCGGCAAAGTCGGCATACATCGAATGCCCGAACTGTGGGTGCGAGATTTTTGATCGGCACAAAGAGGGGATGAATGAGCGCGGGCGCTACGTCGCGCCGGGGCAGAAGGTTGATGAAGACGGGAACGTCACCGGATCGGCCGCAGAGACGCACTTGTCTTACTGGGTCAGCGGTCTCGCCACTCCGTTCAAGACATTCGGAGAGCGCGTTCAAGTCTATCTTGAGGCGAAGGCGCTGGGCGACGACGCGATGGTGCAACAGGCCGTCAACGCCGGCTTTGGTGAACTGCACTCATCAGGAGGCGGCGTCGTTAGCGAATGGGGCGCGATCAAAGAGAAGGGGAAGCGGTCTTTCTACAAGCGCGGGCGAGTGCCGGCGGGCATCATGTTCCTGACGATGACGGTTGACGTGCAGCGGCAGTCCCTCATTTACACGATCCGGGGATGGGGGCCGCGCGCAACCTCCGCGCTGATTGAGTGGGGCGCGATCCGGGGAGACACGTCGGACGAGGGCATATGGTCAAACGAACTGACGGACCTCATCTCGTCGGAGTATGAGGGCATGCCGATCCGCCTCACGCTGATTGACAGCGGCTTCCGTCCCGGAAAGAAAGACATCCTTCCTATCAACCGCGTTTATGAGTTCTGCCGCAAGTTTGGCCGGCGCGTGCGGCCGACGAAGGGCGCGAGCGGATCGATGCGAACGCCGATTATCATCTCGAAGATCGAAGTTAACCGGAAGGGAGAGGCAGCGAAGTATGGGCTTGAGCTTCTGCGGCTCGACACGGACTATTTCAAATCGTGGGTGCATGAGCGTCTAGAGTGGTCGGAAGAATTGCCCGGCGCGTGGCATCTTCCGCGCGACATCGACGACGACTATTGCCAGCAGCTTGTTTCGGAAGCGCGCGTGAAAAAGCCAAACGGATCGCACGAATGGGTGCAGCGGTCGCGGCATAACCACTTTTTTGACTGCTTTGACCCGGAGACAGAATTGCTCACATCAGAGGGATGGGTGCCGGTTGCCAACGTCACCATGGCAATGAACGTTGCCACCGTGAACCTCGAAAGCGATCTGATCGAGTATCAAAAGCCGCAGCGCTTGATCGCTCGTCGGCATGTCGGCGAGATGGTGCGTATCAGTGGGCGCTCAACGGACGTGCTGGTTACGCCAAACCACCGCATGATAACGGTGCGAAGCAACCCGGTTGACGAAAAACCGGCGATGACCTTGGCGTCCGATCTTTCGATCTGGCACCGTCTCAAGGTCAACGCGACATGGAAGGGGAAAGACGAAGCGACAGTCCGCTTCCCGGCCGTGCCGGCAGATCGCCAAATGGCAGCGCAACCCGCGCTTGAAATAGACGCCGGAGATTGGGCAGAGTTTTTGGGATGGTACGTGTCAGAGGGACATCGTTCGGCTATTGGCCGATCGCGTGTTGTGACTTTAACGCAAAATCCCGGACCAAAAGCCGACGCTATCCGTAGCCTCCTCGAACGCATGAATTTGCGCTATCGGATAGACGGCGGTCGGCAGTACAAGGTCACATCGCGGCAGCTCTACGCGATGCTCGAAGATTGCGAAATGCCCGGCGAAGGTCGCGGATGCTACCGCAAGCGCGCGCCGCGCTGGATCAAGGAAGCATCGCCACGGCTCATTGAGCGCTTCATTGCGTCTGCTGTTCTCGGTGACGGCTGGGTCCAGCGCGGCACGCGGTCTTATGCAAGCGTCAGCAAGCGCCTCGCTGACGATATGCAGGAATTGTTCATCAAGATTGGGCGGACGGCGACGGTTAAAAGACGCAATGCCGTGGCGGCAGTCGTGCACGGCCGTGACGTTGTCAATACCGTTGATCAGTTTCACGTCACTGAACGCTATACGGCCGCGACATTGTTGAGGGATAGCCGAAACAAACCGTTGTTCTCGCGGATCGACTATGACGGGATGGTCCACTGCGTGACGGTGTCAAACGGAACGCTTATCGCCCGCAGGAACGGTAAAGCCATCGTTGTCGGCAACTGCGAGGCGATGCAGGCGGCGGCGGGCTACTTGCTCAACGTCCAGCGCATCCCATTGCCAAAAAGCGAAAATGCCACTATGGGAGGAATAGGCAGGAAGCCTTTACCACCCGAGAAGCTGGAAGCCGAGACCGTCGAGGAGAGAGCACCGCCGCCGAAAAGTAAGCCGCGTGGAGTGGTACGACGCGGGCGGAGGGTGTCTAGGTCGGGGTATTTCAGTTAGGGTTTTCCCCTAGCCGGCAATGACGCAAGCGGAAGAACGCATCCTTCGGTCGAATATCGCAGAGCTTCGCTATGCGATCCGATCCGGCGCGGACGAAGTGTCGTATTCGGACAAGCGCGTGAGATATCGCTCGCTCGCGGATATGCGGCAGGCGCTCAGGGAGATGGAGGCCGAGCTATCCGGCATTCCAGTGCGCCGCTCTCGCATCCACACCTACACGTCATCCGACAAAGGGCTCTGAGCTATGCCGTCGAAAGCAAAGCCGAAGCAGCAGGCGAAGAAGTCACGGGCGACGAGATCAACAGCGGCGGCGAAGCGCGAGGCTCCTGCGTCCATCAAAAAGGGCGCTCCGCGCGGAGACTTCGACGCCAGCAGGCAGCGCCGCCGGCTCGCGAAGTGGACGCCGACAGCGGCATCCCTCAACACGATCCTAACGTCAGCCGGCGAGCTTCTGCGCGCGCGGGCTCGCGACACGCTCCGCAACAATGCGCTAGCCGTCGCCGCGTCGGAAAGCTTCGTCTCCAATCTGATCGGCGCAGGCATCAAACCGTCCCCGATCAACAGCGACGCCGCGCTGCGCAAGGAAATGAACCTCCTGTGGGGCGATTGGAGCGACGAATGCGACGCAGACGGCCTTACGGATTTCTATGGCCTGCAATCCATGGCGGCTCGCGCGATCTTTGAGGCCGGCGAGGTGTTTGTCCGCTTTCGCCCGAGGCTGGCGGAGGATGGCCTTTCTGTGCCGCTGCAACTGCAACTGCTTGAGAGCGAGATGGCGCCGTTCAATCTCAATGAGCGCGCACCGAACGGCAACTACATCATGAACGGCGTGGAGTTCGACTTTCGCGGCCGGCGCGCGGCGTACTGGATGCACCCGATCCATCCCGGCGACATGGCGATTGAGCCCGATGCGGTGTTCGGCTCGCGGTTCGTTCGTATTCCGGCGAGCGAGGTCCTGCATGTGTTCTGTGCGACGCGGCCGGGGCAGGTTCGCGGTGTCCCTCTCGTAACTCCGGCCCTCGTTCGCCTGTTCTTGCTCGATCAGTACGACGATGCGGAGCTTGATCGAAAGAAGACGGCGGCGATGTATGCGGGGTTTATCACCGCGCAATCGCCCGACGATTTCGTGCCTGAGATGTCGGCCGAGGATGCAAACCTCCTCGCAGACAATGATGGGCCGCTCGCGTCTCTTGAGCCCGGCACGATGCAGACGCTCTTGCCGGGTGAAAGCGTCGAGTTCTCGGAGCCGGCGGACGTCGGCGGCGCGTATGAGATGTTTCAGTACCGCCAGCAGCTTGCAGTGTTCGGCGCGATGGGCGTTCCATACGCACTTGCGACTTCGGACCTTAAGCGGTCGAATTATTCATCGCTGCGCGGCGCTATTGTGGAATATCGGCGTCGCCTTGAGCAGCGGCAGTTCAATACGATCATCCCGATGCTGTGCCAGCCGATCCGGCGTCGCTGGATGCGTGAGGCCGTTCTCTCCGGCGCGCTCGCTATCAAGGATTTTGTCGGGAAGGAGCGGGAATATTCGCGGACAAAGTGGATTGCTCCTCGCTTCGAGTGGGTGGACCCGCTGAAGGATCGGCAGGCCGAGAAGCTGGCAGTGGATGCTGGCTTCAAGTCCCGCAGTGATGTGATCGAGGCCGAGGGCTACGATCCGGAGGAGACAGACGCTCGGATCAAGGCAGACAAGGAGCGCGAGGAGAAGCTGGGCCTTAGCTTCGCGGTAGGCGGGGCGAAAGGCAAGGTTGCCGCCCCGAATGATCCGAACGCAGCGGATGACAACAACGATGCGGGCGACGCCGACGAAGACGGCGCGGACAACGACAACGACGCGGCAGACGCCGCCTGACAGGAGAGTGCAATGGCGAAGGAAAAGCGCAAGTGGTTCGAGATGAAAGCGTCCGCCGACAAAACGGCGGAGATTTTCATTTATGGCTCCATCGGCAAGTCGTGGTTCGATGATGACGCGGTGAGCGCAAAGTCATTCGTGGATGACCTCAAGGCCCTCGGTGACGTGGACAAGATCACGCTGCGCATCAATTCGCCGGGCGGTGTCGTATATGACGGCCTCGCCATCCACAACGCGATCAAGGCCCACAAGGCGGAAGTCACGGCGGTTGTCGATGGCCTCGCCGCATCGATGGCTTCCTTCATTGCGATGGCCGCAAACAAGATCGTCATGCCGAAAAACAGCTTCATGCTGATCCACAAGGCGTCCGGAATGTGCTGGGGAAATTCGGATGACGTGGAGAAGCTGATGAAGGACCTCAAGCGGATCGACAAGGTTGCCGCGCAGGCATACGCCGACCGCAGCAAGCAGGCGCTTTCCGCCGTCAACGATCTGATGGCCGAGGACAGGCTGATGGACGCCGACGAGGCGGTGGAGCTTGGCTATGCCGACGAGATCGGCGAGGAGGTTGAGATCGCCGCGAATTATGACCATCGCGGTTTCAATTTCATGCCGGCCGGCGCGCGCGAGAAATTCGAGCATCTGTTGTCGTCTGAAGACCCGCCCTCGGAGGACGATGACGATGAGGAGGAGGATGACGACGATGGCGACAAGCCGGCGGCGTCGCCCTCCTCCGGAAATAAGAAGGCCGACAAAAAGGGCTCGGTCGTTTCGCTGGATGCGGCGCGCGGAGAAGGCAGCAAGCGCGGCCGTGAGTACTCGGCCGAGATTACGGACCTTTGCGCGCTGGCCGGCGCTCCGGCATCGATGGCGTCGGACTTCATCCGCAACGGGGTGCCCGTGGCGAGCGCGCGCAAAAAGCTGCTGGCGTATCGCGCGGAAGGCTCCGTCGATGTGAACGGCCACCACAGCGGCTCGACAGGTCTCCTGTCGCAGCGGTCACAGGTGCAGGACAAGGCCGCGTCGTGGGACAAGGCCATCGCCTCCATTAACGCGCGGGCTCCGGCCGGCGCGCGATAGTCGGCGTCACGCTTACAAGGCAGGACATCACGCGCCAGAGGCGCAAAGCAGGAGAGAGAAATGGTTAAGATCGAAGATACCGGCCTCCGCCCCGGAATGTTTATTCTGACGGAAGCGAACGGCCAGCGGTCGCGCGAGAATGCTTACATCGCGCAGCCGGCGGTGGTGCAGCCGGGAGAGTTTCTGACGTTTTCGTCGGCCGGCACTTCCGACGATCCGCGAGCGGTCTATACGGCTCTTGCCGGGACTGACGTGGATGCGATTGCGATCCACGGCGGCGTGTCGGCGTCAGGAGACGAGCTTGAGATTGCTGTGCTGGTGCGCGACGCCGAGGTGAATGGCAATGCGCTCTCGTGGCCGGCCAACCTGACCACGCGCCAAGCCCTCATCGACAAGCTCGCGACGCTCGGCATCATCGTCCGGTTCTGATCCACAGAGCCGGGCTCCTCACCTCATCGAGACTGCCGGAGAGGCAGGCTTAACAAGGAAATCAATCAATGCTCGACATTTTCAAGAACTCCGCGTTCTCGGTGATCGCCCTCACCGACACGATCAGCAAGCTCAAGTTTGTCCCCGGCTTCATCGGACAGCGAGGACTGTTCACGGAGACATCGGTCCGTACGCTCTCTGTCGGCATCGAGGAGCAGGATGGCTTACTCAAGCTGATCGACCCGACGCCGCGCGGTGGTCCCGGCCATACGCTCCAGAAGCGTGGCCGCGTCCTGCGGAGCCTCTCCGTCCCTCACTTCGAGATCAATGACGCGGTCTATGCCGACGAGGTACAGGGCATCCGCGCGTTTGGCTCCGAAACGGAGCTTGAGACGGTGCAGGGGCTCCTCGCAGAGCGCATGCAGATCGCCGGCCAGAGCCTTGAAGTGACGCTTGAGCACTCGCGCGTCGGTGCCATCAAGGGCATCATCAAGTATGAAACCCGCGAGATCAATCTGTTCCGCGAGTTCGAGGTGGACAAGCCGACGCCGGTTGTTTTGCCGCTGACGCAGGACACGTCCGGCAACGGAGCTATCCGCACGTTGCTGTCGAAGACATCGAGAGCGATGTCCAGCAACCTCGCGGGCGCACCTCACTCCGGGTATGAGGCTCTGTGCGGCGATGACTTCTTTGACGCGCTTGTGGCCGCGAAGGAGTTCCGCACGACGTACCTCAACACGGAGGCGGCGTCCGAACTCCGGAACGCGATCATCGGGCCGGCGGCCATCGAAAAGAAAGCCTTTGCGGCAATCGAACTCGGCGGCGTGACGTGGATCAACTATCGCGGCGGCATCGACGACGAGCCGTTCATCGAAGCTGATCGCGCGTATATGTACCCCATCGGCGTCCCCGGCCTTTTCCGCACCTATGTTGCACCGGCCGACTATGTGGAAACCGTCAACACGGCCGGCAAGATGCGCTACACGAAGCAGTACGAGTTCGCCAACGGCAAGGGCATCCATCTCGATACACAGACGAACAATCTGAACATCTGCACGCGCCCGAACGTGTTGCAGGAGCTTCGCTTCAACTAAGGGCGAGGTCGCCTGTGCCGATTGACTTTCACCGGCTTGTTAGAGGACCCGCGATGGCAACCTTTGGGATTGCCATCCGGGTTTTCCCGCGTAGGAGCCAGCCGGAGACGGTCAGCACGGATCACCCGAATGGCGTGCCTTACGAGGCGCGCGCAATCTACTCCTCGAAGCCGCTCGATATCCCGACGCAAGAGGGCGGGGTCTTTAGCGATCAGGCGACGGTGATCGACATCAATACGCTGGACTTTGAGGTGCTGCCTGTTCAAGGCGACCGCGTACAAATCCTTCCCGGCCAGATCGCGGGCGTGGGCGGCGATCTTCTATGGTTCATCAGCGACGTGGACGAGGACGGGCAAGGCGGAGTGATGCTCGCTATCCAGAAATCCGCGCCAGAAGAATTGAGCCCGGAGGAGGACTATGAGTGAGAGCCCGGCGCGGCAAATCTCTATTGAAGCGCGCCGGCTTCTGCGGGCGGCGCTGACATCTCCATCAACCGATTTTCCGGTCCCATTCACAGAAGTCCGCTCAACGCCGAAGGTGATTTCCGGCGCGGAAAATCTCCCGCTTCTCTCCGTGATGATCCTGAGCGAGGCGCGCGAGGCCGAGGGCGATTATAGCGCAGGCGAGCCGCACTTCACTTGCCGGCTCACGCTTGGAATTCTCGCGCAGGTCGCGGCATCCGAAGAAGTGTCGCAAGAGCTACAGCTAGAGCGCGTCTCCGGGGCGATTGACACGTACCTTTTGCGCAACCCCGACTTCATCAACATGACGGAGGGCGTTATCTCATCGACGCGGCGAAACGTATATGCGGTCGCTGGCGACGCGGGGCATGCGCAAGTGCAGTACGAGCTTGTGCTGGGCTACCGGACAAGGCTTGAGCCTATCATCCCCGACGAACTTGATGTAATCAACGTGAGAACCCGATACCCATCAAAGGATACGAACCCGGATGTGATCGAGCAGCCGTGGGGTGTCGATGGGCAGGATTTCCCGCAGAACGATTGAGGAGCCTATCCGATGGCGAACAGCGCAAACAGGATCAAGGTTTACCCCGGCCAGGACGGCGCGGGGCTTATCCACCCGAAGGCTGGCGGGCTCTCCGGTGGCGATGGCGGCACAATGTGGCCGGCGGACAATTTCACTCATCGGCGGATCGCGGATGGCTCTCTTGTGACGGAGAGCATGCGGACCATTCTCCCCGACAGCCCGGCATCGCAGATTGCGCCGCGCGGGCGGCGGCAGACTTCCGGGCCGAACAAGGTCTGACGGTTTAACTCGCGGGCGGCGAGTGCTTTCGTTTCTGACGTAACCACCATGACGCAAGGAGGCGTCCGCCATGTCCGTTGATTTCAATGTCATTCCGCAGAACCTCAAGCAGCCGCTCTACTGGGTTGAGGTCGATGGCTCGATGGCCGGCAATCCGGTTTCGCGCGTCCCGTGTCTCTTGCTCGGCACGATGCTATCAACCGGAACGGGTGAGGCGAATGTCCCCGTTGCGGTCGGCTCGCTCGAACAACTGCGAGACCTCGCCGGCCTCGGCTCGATGCTGGACAACATGGGCGAAGCATTCTTCGCCAACAATTTCGCACATGAATTGTGGGTGCTCCCGGTCGAGGAGCCGGGCGCGGGCGTTGCGGCGGGGGGCTCGATCACGGTCACGCAGGCCGCGTCTTCGGATGGCGTGCTTTACCTGTACGTGGCCGGTCGCCGCGTCCCGGTGGGGGTATCGGCCGACGACGATACGGCGGAGGTTGCCGCGAAGATCGTCGATGCGATCAATGACAATCCGCACATGCCGGTGGTTGCGGTTTTGAGCGCCACGGGTAGCTCGCAGGTGGACCTCACTTGCCGCTGGAAGGGCATCGACGGAAACGGCATCGACATCCGCCACAACTATCGCGGCGCGATGCAGGGCGAGAGCATGCCGCCGGGCTTGGCGGTCTCCATCGTCGCGATGAGCGGCGGTGCCGGCGCTCCGGACCTCTCCGCCGCGATGGCTGCGCTCGGGGATGAGCCTTATGAGTTTGTGGCTCTGCCCTATACTGATGGCGCTTCCATCCTGACGGTCGAGGCGGAGTTTGGTTTCGGTGAGAATGGCCGGTGGGGATGGCGTCGGCAGTTGTTCGGCCAAGTCTACTCCGCGAAGAAAGGCAGCTACGCCACGCAGATGTCTTATGGCCCGACGAACAACTACCCGGTCATTTCGATCATGGACCTTGAGGCGAATGTGCCCTCCTGCCCGTGGGAAGCGGCGGCGGCATACGCGGCGAAGGCTGGCCGCGCGTTTCTCAATTCGCCATCGCGGCCGCTGCATACGCTGACGCTCACCGGCATCCTCCCGGCTCCGCCACACCAGCGCCGCAACGTCGCGGAGCGCAGTGCGCTTGCCGGCGTCGGCCTCGCAACGCAATTCGCCACGACATCCGGTGAAATGCAAATCTCGCGCGAGACGACGACATACCAGCGAAACAAGTACAATCAGGGCGACGACGCCTATGAATTGATGACGACGCTCGCGACGCTCTCGGAGCTTCTGCGGCGGCAGCGCCACCGCATCACGACGAAGTATCCCCGGCACAAGCTCGCCAACGACGGGACGCGGTTCGGCGTGGGGCAGGCCGTGGTAACGCCGAAGGTCATCAAGGGCGAACTGATCGCGCAATACTCGCTGGATGAGGCTGACGGTCTGGTCGAGGACGCGCGATCCTTCGCCGAGAACCTTGTGGTGGAGCGCGACCCGAACAACCCGAACAGGGTGAATGTGATCTATCCGCCGGACCTTGTGAACCAGTTGCGCATCTTCGCTGTTGTCGCCCAGTTCAGACTACAATACGCGAGGGGCGTCGACCGCGAGGTCATCTAAGGCCATCGACAAGCAGACAAGGGGCGGTCCATAGTGGCCGCCTCTTTTGATTTGGAGGGCGGAATGCATGGGAAGGTCTCGGAGCCTTGGTGGGATGATCGGCCTGTGGCCATTGTCGCAGGAGGCCCATCACTTAGGGGTTTTGATTTCGAGCGCCTTCGCGGCGCGCACGTGCTGGCAATCAAGGGCTCCATCTTCGATATCCCGTGGGCGGATGCAGGCTTCGGCCTTGATATGCCGCGCTTCGAAGACTGGCGCGACAAGCTCGCGGCCGTTCCGATGCGGGTTTATTGGGCATGCCCGGAGGATTACAAAAAGCAAATCGCACCGCCGGAGAATGTCACGCTCATTCGGCGGCTTCCGGGCGAGGGTGTCTCGACTGATCCGCGCCGCATCTTCACCGGCGGAACGTCCGGTTTCGGCGCTTTGCAAATCGCGCTGCTGAAACGGGCAAAGCGAATTGTTCTGTTCGGCTACGACTATAACGGCGACTATCACCCGTCGCGCGACTTCCGGCACAATGACAGACATTACGAGCGGCGCAGGACGCAGAACCGAAAGAACTGGGAAGCGTGGGCGAAGTATTTCGATCTGTTCAAGCCTTGCTTGAAAGATGTTGAGATCATCAACACCAAGCCGAGCGCCATAACAACCTTCGAGAAAATGAGCATTGATGATGCGATTGTCCACCTTCATAGGGTTTGATCCGAGGCCGGCGGAGGTCCAGTCCTTCGCCATCGCGCGCGAGAGTATCCTTGCAAATCTGAGTTCGATGATGCCGGTACGCGGGCTTGTCTTGTCGCGGCTTCGCGCGCAAGGGCTCTATACGCGCAAGCATGAGCGGCGCGACGGGCGGTTGTTCGACACGATCAGCCAAGCGCCGATGAGCACCGAGTTTGCAATCTCGCGCTTTCTGACGCCGCATCTTGCTGGCGAAGGATGGGCATTGTTCATGGACGCGGAC